ACAGGTTTGTATGTTGATGCCGCTATTCAATCTCACATTCGTCTTGCTACTGCGGGATCGCTTAAATGGCAGATGCGTACAGGCACGACTACGAGTGGTGAATTAAGATTCTATTCTTGGGACGGTGCCGCTGACGTATTAACAATTAACAGTACGGGCGATGTAGACATAACTGGAAGCCTTACAGCCGAAGGCCCAGACGGCGGCGGGGTTATACGGTATTGGCCCGGAGACAGTAGCTATGTAATGTTCGGCACTGCCAACATGGATGTTACCGAATACGCTGTTTTAACCAACGGAACAAATACTTTTATCAGCGGCGGTTCTGGTGGTGCAACTTACATTAGAGGAGGAGCTAACGATAGCACACCTCAGATAGCAGTCGATAGTAACTCTATCAATATGCAGAGCGGGGTTACAGAGTTCCAATGGGATAGTACAGACGTACTCAACTTCACTGCCAACTCAACCAACACCAGCCGTGGTATTTCATTCAATAACCGCACAGCACTCTCCGCTAGTACCGATGGTTGGTTGAGGCTAAATAATGCGAGTGAGTTCAGTAATGGGACTTACTCACCAAAGAAAATAGCCTCTGCTGAACAGCTTGTTGGAGGTAATTCTAGTGTCACAAGCGGGGGTCAGTTAGTTGTTAGTGCATCTGCTAGCCCATATTTAAGTTGGCACGAAGGCGTAACTCGCAGAGCATACATTCAGTATATTGGTGCTGACAACACACTTTTTATCTACAACGAAGAAGCTGGCAATCTTAAATTTAGAGGCAATGCCGCCTCAGTCAACTTTGATTTTCAAACTACCGGAGCCGCTAATACTGGTAGGTTATTTGTAGACCCTGATGATTTTGCTATGCAACATGCCAATGGTGAATCTATCGTTTACGGTCGCAAAGACTCTCACACTTGGCTTTATTACAACGGTCAGTGGAGGATAAGAACTAACACACAGGGTGTTGATGTTCGGTCGGAATCGTCTACATACTCTCAAGTTGCGATGATGACTGGGAGTGGTGACGTTCGTGGTTATTTATACGCAAATACGTCTAACAACGTCGGCCTTCTGGACGTAGGCGGTAACTGGGCTATTCGCCATATCAACGATCAAGGTACTTACTTCTACACTGATAATGGTGCATCAAACTTCAGAGTAGGTGTGGATCTTCTTTCTGGTGACTACGGGACTGTTCAGACAGATACCGCTAAAAACGGTTGGAGTGGCTACAATATTCAGGGCAACTGGGCCTTCATGGGGTCTGGAACTAGCACTTGTGGAATATTTAACGACATTGACAACGAGTGGATGGCCTATTTCCAAAGAAACGGGTATGCAAAGCTGTACCACAATGGGTTGGAGAGGCTAGAGACCACAAGCACCGGAGTTCGGATGCATGGCCGGATTATCGGAAATGGCCTAGACTTCAGCACCAACTTAGATATCAATGGCAGTGGAAGCGTCAACATCTCAGACGCTACTGAGTATTTGAAACTACAAGCGGGGTTCTATAGATCAGAAATAGAAAGCGGCATGATTTTAGATATGCCGTGGTCTGGTGTTGCTTCAACAAACAAGCGTTTCGGTATATCAGTCGTTGAAGGCGGAGTTGGAGACGTATTAAGATCAACTACTGGCCAAAGTCTTTTATACGGCGACACTTGGGCTATTGGCAATATAGCTCATAATGCAAGCAGTCAAGCATTACACGAAGAAGGTATTTTCTGTGCGGCGGGGGACGATCTAATCATTCGTTCTGAAGGCGATCTTACACTTACTGCGGATGGTGCTGTTACTGGTGGCGGCTCAATACAAAATATCTGGACAACTGTCACTGGGACAACTTGGTCTGGTGGGGGGAATGCTACTACATGGTACGCAGTAACTCCAATGGTCCGAACAGCGGCAATGTCAACAGATAACTCTAGGTTCTTAATTTTTATAAATGCCCACATGGCTAGTCAATATTGGGAAATTCAACTTCGCTTAAAGGCCACAATTGATGGATTTTCTTATTACGTTAATATTGGTGACGCTGATGGCAGTAGATCACGAGCAACTGGAAGTTTCAATATTTACGGCGGAAGTTCCACCGCTGGGCAATACCAAATCGTTCCGATGAGTTTGATGTGTTTTGACACAGGCGCATCTGCTATAGGGTACGCAGGAGCAACAGTAACCTATCAGCTAGAAGCCAATGGTTATCAAAACTATGCTATTTACTTAAACAGAACTCATCAAAACACTAATACTACAGACTATTACGCAAGGCCATCTTCAACCATGATTGTTATGGAGTATTAATTGATTATGAGTATGTTAGACGCTCTTAGGCGACTGCGCCCAGAAGGAAATTTTTCTGTTTGCGACGACGACTACGATACCATTGTCAGCTACAACGAAGATGTCACGATCCCTACCCGTGAAGAAGTAGAGGCGGAAATGCTTGTTGTGCAGGCAGAAAAAGATAGTACGGCATACCAAGATGCGAGAACCTTTGCGTACCCTAGCGTGGGAGATCAATTAGACGCTCTGTTCCATGCAGGGGTGTTCCCAGAAGAAATGGCGGCAAAGATACAGGCCGTCAAAGACGCACATCCAAAGCCAGAGTGAGGAGGTATAGAGATGGCAATAACTTACTCTTGGCACGTTATGGGAATGAGAACGATTAATTCTGACCCAGTAACAGATGCGGTGTATATGGTAGAGATACTCAAGCGTGGGGTAGACTCTGAAGATGGGGTCAGCGCAGGTGTTAAGAGGTATGTACCTCTTGACATATCTGACTTAGACGTCGATAATTTTACTGCTTTTTCTGATTTGTCTCAGGAGCAAGTTATCCAATGGGTACAAAATACTTTAACAGACAATGATGATGAAGCGTTAAATCAACGCATTCTTTCAGCTATCCAAAAGAAACGGCGATCAAAGAAGATTATATCTGCTAGTGATTTACCGTGGTTAAATTAAAGGAACTTTATGAACGAACAAAATTTTGAAATTAACTTTAATATCGACGAGTTGAACATGGTTTTAGGCGCATTAGGCGAATTGCCTGCAAAAGCGTCCATGAGTTTAATCATGAATATTCAACAGCAAGCGCAACAACAGGGGCAACAACCTGTTGAAGCGGAACCTGTCGAAGAGAGTTAACTAGATGAGCTTCGGTATCAACGCCTTTGCAGAAGCTCCCTTTGCGGCTGAGGGGTTTGTCTCCACAGTCACGTTGGCCTCTGGGTCATCAGCAGGGCAAGCAACTGTTAATGGTGTTGGTACCATCATCAAACCTAGTAGCGGTAGTGTCACAGCCGCCGCTACGACTTCAGGTAGTGCGCTAGACATAGCGGCAGGGGCAGGTACCCCAACTGGCGTAGCGACTGCTACAGCGAATGCTGTGGACATCTCAGTTAGTAGCGCAACAACGACTGGTACTGGTACTGGAACTGCTACAGGTATAGATGTCTCTGTAGGTACTGCAAGTGTAGCGGGCGACGCTACAGTATCTGCAATTACACAGGTTGTAGCTCGCAATCTTACATCGGATGGCGTTGCAAGTACAACTGGTACTGCCGTAGACGTTGCGGTAGGTACGGGCACGGTTAGTGGCACAGCAACTACAACTGCTGGCCCAGTAGATATCTCTATTGCCACCTCTGTTGCGACAACAGGCACAGCAACTGTAACAGCAGGTCCGGTAGACATTAGCATTGCGACTGCTGTTACATCAACAGGTAGCGCAGAGATTACAGCATCCGCTGTCGATGTATCTGTAGGTTCGGGTACGGTAGCGGGTGATGCTACAACGAGTGGTTCCGCTGTAGACATTGCTAATGCGACAGGGGCTGTAGCTGGTGATGCAAGTAGTTCTGGGGTCCCGAAAAAGCTTGCAAATGTAGCAGATGTAGATATAACAGGTCAGGCTACTGTAGTTAGTGTTGCCAGAGATATTTCTTCTGCAATAGGTTCAGTGGCTGGCGATGCTGTATCTGAGGCATATGGACTACGGTTAGCATACTTTAACGCAGATCTATATTCACGTTCATCTACGATATACGTAGAAGCAGAACTCCAACGCACTGCGTTTGCAGAGCCTATAGCAACAAATGTAGTCTACTTTGAGCAAACAACTTCCAATACTGTATTTGTTGAGCCAGAAAATACACGGATTGTTTACATAGATTCCCCAGAATACAGAACGGTGAAGGTGGCCGCATAACATGGCATTTAAATTCCCAGACAAAGATCCAGATGAGAAGTTGGATTACACGGTTGATTGGTCTAGATACTTAGATCCTGAAGGTTTAACTATTTCGTCTGCTACCTGGAAAATAGAAAAATTAGACGGCACTGCTATCACATTTGCAGCTGGTAAAGTTTTCCAAAATGATGTGTTAGTGCCAAATGACAGTGCAACTGCAGGTATTGCTAGCGCAGTATCATCTTCAACAACTGTAGAATTATCAGGTGTTTCTGGAATCCCACAAGTTGGGCATCTTGTTACGGGTACTGGCATTACAGAAGACGTATATGTTACATCTAAAGTAAATTGGCCTGAAATTACTTTATCCGCACCTATTACTGTTGCGTCTGACGTTACATTAACTTTTTCTTCCGTAGGATTGCGTAATGCTACAACGCCTGTCATAGGAAGTGATAACAAAACAACTACAATTGTTCTTGAAAAAGGCCAAGCTAATAAAACGTACACGCTAGTATGCGAGATTACCACAACAGAATCCGCAAAAACTACAGATCCTATTGTTACAAATCGTAGAATTAAATTAAAAGTTAGGGAGCGTATGTAATGGCGTATAACTTTTTATTGCTCACCAACGAAATTTGTGGACGGTTAAATGAAACTAAATTGACCTCTGCTAACTTTTCAGAAGCAGTCAATTTCTACTCTACGATCAAAGACAGTATCAATGCTGCGATTAGAGATATTAATCACCAACAGTACAACTACCCATTTAACCACAACTCTAGCGAATTTATATTAGATAAAAAAGTAGCTAGATACCCAATTCCACAAAACGCTAAATTAGTTGATTTTGATACTGTACGTATCTTACGTGATGATGAACTTGGAGTTCAAAGCTCTGTGTTAACTCAAATTACGTACAACGAATATGTAAAAACGTATTTAGATGACGAGTTAAACGATAATTTAGCTGGGGGAATTCCTCGTTATATTGCTCGTACTCAAACAAATGACTTCGTTATCGCACCTAAGCCTGACAAAGAGTACACATTAGAAATGGAGTACTTTGTATTCCCTGCTGATTTAAATCTGTACGATGATGTACCTACTATCCCAGAGATGTTTAAACACATTATCATTGATGGAGCTATGTATCATTGCTACATGTTTAGGGATAATGCGCAATCTGCAACTATGGCAAAGCAAAAGTTTGATGAAGGTTTGAAGGCAATGCGCAGTATTGTAGCCAATGACTACGTTAATGTAACGGATACTAGAGTATCTAAGCTTTCTTCTTATCCTGTTGTAAGGGTTAACTAATGGCTGACGGTTGGCAGACATACCCTGTCGAATTTAGTGGCGGATTAATAACCAATTTATCACCAGTACAACAGGGAGCAAATTTACCGGGAAGTGCTAGACAGCTACGTAATTTTGAACCCTCTGTTGAAGGTGGATATCGTCGCATTAATGGGTATACAAAGTACTCTACTACACAGGTTAGTGGTGCTACAGATGCGTTAATTCGTGGTATTACTTACTATGAAGATGAAGTATACGCCGCACGTAACAATGACTCGACGGGTAACGGCGAACTGTACAAATCCAGCGGAGGAGCTTGGACACGAGTTTCTACAGATACATACCGCTTTGGGGCTAACAATAACAAAGTAAGGTTCGCAAAGTACAATTTTGATGGTACAAATAAGTTATTTGTTGTAGACGGCACTAATAAACCTTTTAAGTACGATGGCTCTACATTTGAAGAAATGACTGGGTTACCTAGTGATTTTACTGGTTGTAACCATGTGGGAGTATACAAGAATACTTTAATCTTAGCGAATGGTCAAACATTTATTTTTAGTGCCTTTCAAACAGATACTGTAGACGGGTTTTCTGCTGCATTAGGAGCAGGTAGCAAACGCTTTGAATCTCCTATAACCGGATTCGCTGTTTTCCGTGATGTGTTGTACATATTTACAGAAACTTCTATTCACAGCGCAGTAGAAAGCACTGAAGAAGTTACACGCTTTCGTTTTGAACCTATTTCCGCAGACTTGGGTTGTGTTGAGCCAGATACCATTCAAGAAGTTGGTGGTGATGTTATGTTCCTTGGACCTGATGGACTTCGTATGTTATCAGGTACAGATCGTATTGGGGATATTGGCCTAGGCGCAGTTTCAAAAACAATTCAAAATGAAGTAACTGATTTTGTAGATCGTAACACTGCATTCTCAAGCCTTGTGTTGCGTAAGAAATCCCAATACAGAATATTTGGGTGGAGATCTGCTGAAGCTGAATTCAACTCTCCAGGTATAATCGGTACTCAGTTCGCCAGTCAAGGTGGAGAAAACATTGCTTGGGCTGAAACCCGTGGCATTAAAGCATTCTCCACGTACAGTGAGTATTCTTCTTCTGAAGAATTTATATTTTTTGGAAACGAATCTGGATATGTGTATCGCTTAGAGCAGGGTAACACTTTTGATGGGGGCGACATACCCGCATCATTTTTTACTCCGTATCTTACAATACAAGACCCAACAATTCGTAAGACTTTGTACACTATACATACATACATTGATCCTGACGGAAGTTTTAATGCGCAAGTAGCGTTAGACTACGACTTTGGAGCTTCTAACGTAATTCAGCCTGACCCTATTTCGTTGTCTAACACTGTTGATTTAGTGGATAACGGATTACCTATCGGTATATATGGGGTTGCTGAGTACGGAAGTGGTACTGTACAAGACGAAGATATCACTGGAACACATGTGTATGGGGATGCGGTAAGAGTTTCCCTTAGAAAACAAGTAACAGGCTCTGGATTTGTTGTGTCTCTTGAGTATACCTCTCTAGGTAACACACAACCCTTTACAATTGACTCTGTTGCAATTGAGCTTGCCGCAGCGAGTAGGAGATAAAAAATGACTGGATACACCAGACAAAGCACTCAAGGAATCGTCGATGGGGGAGTCATCAGTGCCGACGATCTAAATAATGAATTTAACGTTATTCAAACGGCTTTTGGAATTTCTGGGCACAACCACAATGGTAGTGCAGGCAATGGTCCTAAGTTAACTGCTGTAGGTATTGCTAATGACGCAATTGACTCGCAACACTACGTAGCAGGTTCTATTGATAACGAACATTTAGCTGATGACGCTGTCACAGGGGCTAAAATTGATTCAACGACTACAGTAACTGCAGCTTCTTTTGTAGGCCCACTTACCGGTGCTGTAACAGGCAACGTTACAGGTAATGTCACTGGCGACTTAACTGGCGATGTGACTGGTAATGTTACAGGAGATCTGACAGGTGATGTTAGTGCGGCGTTGATTGATTCCGATGCTTACACAGAAAACACTGTTGCTCTATCGGGCACTACTCCAGCGGTAGATATGACTGCTGGTTCTGTCTTTACGTTGAGCCTTACAGGTGCCAGCACGTTTACTTTTAGTAATCCTCCTGCAACGGGTACCGCTCAAGGATTTACTGTTGTTATTACACAGAATGCTTCTAGCACATACGCAGTAACGTGGCCCAGCGCAGTGTATTGGGTTAATGGTTCTCCACCGGCAATGACTGCAATTACAGGTGCAGTTGATGTGTACACATTCTTTACTCATGATGGCGGAACTACGTATTACGGATTTGCCGCTGGACAAAACATGTCATGACAATATCCCGTTTAATGCAAATGGCGGCGGCCAATACAGATACTACTGGCTACGACTTAACGCAGGCGGCTACTGACGTACCTTTTTTCAGTGTTCAATCGTACATTGATATTTCAGAAGAATACTCTGGCGGTGGTACGGAAGAAGACCATCATATGCAGGCTTTCCGTTGGTATGAT